GCGACGCCTTCCGGCCGAATCAGACGATGGCGAACGCGGCTCGGAAGGGTCTGCGGGCCGCCAAGTCGCGTGGTGACTTCGACGAGCGGCTCATCGCGGTCGCCGAACGCATCGCGGAGCGCGAGGTTCTCTCCGTCGAGGAGGTCGAGTTCCTCGCCGGCACGCATCAGCGGTGCCACGAGGTCCGCTCCGTCGGCTGGTCTGGCTCGCCGGCTTGGGTCGAGTGGATGCTGGCCGGCGGCGACGGCGGCGAGAAGTGGGTGCAGCGTCGCTCTCTCGCCGAGCGAGAGAGCGACGTTCGGACGCCGCAGGCTGCATCCCAGATTCCAGAATCTGGGACGACCGCGGAACGCGCCGCCCCAGACGAACTCTCCGAAGGCGACTTCGTCGCATGGGACGGCGGCATCGGCCGCGTCGAGCACATCATGCGGGAAGGCTCGATCCAAGGCATGACGGCGACGGCGGAGGCACCGCTGGCCGTGGTGACGCCGTTCGACGACGGCGAGCCGGAAGACTACATGGTCGCCTTGATGGTCTCGGAACTCACGAAGACCGACCAGCCGGAGCCGGAGATGGACGACGAAGAGGACCGTGCCGCCGGCGACAAGTCCCAGTCGACGCCCGCCCCGGAGAAGGACCGGATCACGGGCAGCGACGCGAACAAAGAGGGATCGGCGAAGAACGCGAGCGGCAGGATCGCCGTGTCGCAGGCGGTTCGCGCCGGCCTACAGAACAAGGTCCGCGACCACAACGAGGCCATGCGTGAGGACGAGAAGCCGTCGTGGTCCCGGACGACGCTCGGGCAGTTGCTCGCGGTCTACCGGCGTGGCGCCGGGGCGTACTCGACCAGCCACCGGCCGGGCGTGAGCCGTGGAGCGTGGGCGATGGCCCGCGTGAACGCCTACCTGTACCTCCTGCGAAACGGCAGGCCGCAGGACGCGAAGTACGTCACCGACAACGACCTCCTTCCGGCCGAACACCCGAAGTCGTCGAAGGAGCGGAGCGTCGAGGCGGACGTCGAAGATCGCGAGGTCGACCTGAAGCCGACGACCGGCATGGCCGCAGCGGCCCGTCGCGGACTCCGCCTCCACGAGGAGGGGAAGAGCGGCGACGGCCTCAAGCCGGAGACGGTCGCGAGGGCGAACAAGATCGCACGCCGCGAGGAACTCACGCCGGACCACGTCCGCGAGATGAATGCGTGGTTCGCGCGCCACGAATCGGCGAGCAAGTCACCCGGCTGGGACACGCCGGGTGCTGAAAAGCCGGGTTTTGTGGCGTGGGAACTGTGGGGCGGAAACGCCGGACAGACGTGGTCAGCACGAAAGGTGGCGCAGATGGAACGCGAAGCAGAGAGGTCGGAGCCTGCGGTCGCCGAGGTCGAGCAGCAGGTCGAGCAGGTGCAGCAGCCGGAGCAGGTCGTGGACGTCGATGCGACTGATGCGGCGGCCAAGTTGGCCGCGCTTCAGGAGGCTCTGCTCTGGACTAAGTTGCACGACACCGACGGTTGATGTTACTCTACAAGTAGATACAAGCATCGCGATGGATGTCGCGATGGTCAGTGCGAGCGACGTGAGGATTCACGCCTGCGGCGCGCTAGCGGGAACACCCGCCGGCCGTCGCATCGTCGCGTATGGCCGGCTCAACAAGGAGCAGGCCAATCATGGCGTCGAATCTCAAGAAGTTGCAGGACCGGGCCGCCGCGGTCGCCGCTCGCATGGCCGAACTCGGCAAGATCGAGGATCGCTCGGCCGAGGACAATCAGGAGTTTGTCGCGCTCGGCGCTCAGGCCAGCGAACTGACCGCCCAGATCGGCTTCGAGCGTCGGCTCGCCGAGAAGGAGAAGGAACTCCGCGAGGTGATCGAGAAGGCGGCCCCCGCCCCCGTCGTGACGCCCGCCGAGACCGAGGCTCGCGCCGAGGAGCAGAAGAAGGTCGAGATTCGGGCCAGCCTCCCGCATCACACCTCCCTGCGTGCCTTCGGTGACGGCCCCGACGCCGTCGAGAGCGCCTACCGCTGCGGCCGGTGGCTGCGGGCGCACATCTTCAAGAACTCCGAAGACCTCCGGTGGTGCAAGGATCACGGCGTCGAGAGCCGTGCGATGGGCGAAAACAGCAACGCCTCCGGCGGAGCGCTCGTCCCCGACGAGTTCGCCAATCGCGTGATCCGGCTGGTGGAGTCCTACGGGACGCTGCCCCCGGCGTGCGAGAACATCTCGATGACCCGCGACACGCTCGTGATCCCCAAGCGGCTCACCGGCACGACCGCCTACTTCGTCGGCGAAGGCTCGGCCGTGACCGAGAGCGAGCCGACCTACGGCAACGTGTCGCTCGTGGCGAAGAAACTCGCCGTCGGCTGCCGGATGTCGACCGAACTGGTCGAGGATTCGCAGGGCGTGGTCGGACTCGCTGATGCGGTCGCCACCGAGTTCGCCCAGAGCCTCGCCTACAAGATCGACCTCTGCGGCTGGCTCGGGGACGGGACGCTCGGAACCTACGGCGGCGTTCACGGCATCGTCGAGAAGATCAACGACGGCACGCACACCGCCTCGGTGGTGGGTGCCATCGCTGGCAACACCGGCTTCGAGACCCTCGACCTCGAGGACTTCCTCGCCGCGATGGGCAAATTGCCGATCTACGCGAGGGCTGGTGCTCGTTGGTACGTGTCTCCGGCCGGCTACGCCGCGTCGATCGCCCGCCTGAAGTACGCCGCCGGTGGCAACACCGTCGAGAACGTGCAGGCTGGAACGGTCGACACGTTTCTTGGATACGGCGTCACCCTAGTGCATGTCATGAACAGCACGCTGGGTGCGGACGCGAACAAGGTCAAGGTGCTCTTCGGCAACATGGGCCTGTCGAGCATCTACGCCCGCCGGCGTGACTTCAGCGTCCGGCTCTACGATCAGGTCTACGCCACGACGGACCAACTCCTCCTGCAAGGGACGATGCGGTTCGACGTGAACCACCACTCCCTCGGATCGACCAGCGAGGTCGGCCCGGTGGTGGCCCTCAAGTCCGCGGCCTCGTGATAACAGGAGAACGCCAGAGATGATCCACAACCAGAACCTCAAGGTCGTCGGCCACACGAGCGGCCCGGTCACCGTCGGCTCGACCGCCACCACCACGATGGTCGTCGACCGCCGGAACTACGACTACGCCTCCGTGGTCGTGTCGAAGGCGCCCTCCGCCGGCACGGCGTTCGCGAGCGTCCTGAAGATCGAAGAGTCCGACGACAACTCGTCCTACGGCGACGTCGCGGCCTTCGTGAAGGACGGCGCGAGCGGCTTCACGATGTCGGCGGTGAGCACCTCGGTCGGCTCCATCGTCAAGATGGACGTCGACTGCAAGGCTCGGAAGCGGTACCTCCGCGTGACGGTGACCCCCGACGTGACCGCTGCGGTCAGCGTCGTGGCGCTCCTGTCGCGAGGCGAGGAGTTCCCGTCGACCGACGCCGAGGTCAACGTCGCCAAGTGGGTCAAGGGCTGATTCCCGTACAGCGGGACGGCCATGACGGCCGAGCAGGCGCATGGAGGCGCCCCCGCTCCTTCCAAGGAGCACTCCATGCTACTGCGTATCGGCAACGTGGAAGCCGAGGTCAAAGTGGCTGCTCTGATGAGCACGCCACGCCTCGGCTTCACGGACAACTTCTTCTGCGTCGCACAGGCTCTCGCGCCGCATCGCATCTCGCCGATCAAGTACACCGGGGCGTTCTGGGGGCAATGCCTCCAGCGTTCGATGGAAACCGTCGTGGACAACCACGACGTGATCCTGACGTTCGACTACGACACGATCTTCACGTCGAAGACGATCGAAGCGCTGCTCGCACTCCTGATGCACTCGGGAGTGGACGCGATCGCCCCGCTCCAGACGAAGCGGGAGGCGAACGCGGTGATGTTCGCCCTGCCGGGCGTGACGCCGGAGCAGCAGACGACGGTCGACGAGGACTGGTTCAAGAAGCCCGTCCAGCGGGTCGCGACGGCGCACTTCGGCTGCACGTTCCTGCGGTGTTCGGCGCTCAAGAAGACGCCCAAGCCGTGGTTCTTGGCGAAGGCCAACGAGCAGGGAGAGTTCACCGGCGGCCACGTCGATGAGGACATCGCATTCTGGCGAGCGTGGGAGTCCGCCGGCAACACGCTGGGCATCGCGACGCACGTCAGCGTCGGCCACGCCGAACTGATGATCACATGGCCCAGCCGCACCACCGAGGGCGGCAAGATTCAGCAGCACACGACCGAGTACTGGAACAGCGGCCAGCAGGCGCCGGAGGGCGCGTGGGGATTCGTGGCATGAGAGTGCGGATCAAGAAGAACTTCGCGAACTACAAGGAAGGCCAAGAGTTCGACTGGGGCGACGGGATGGCCCGTGTCCTAGCCGCCCGCGGCCTGATCGAGGAGGTCCGGCCGGCTCCGCCAGAGGTTGAGACCGCGGACGCGACCGATCCGCCGCTCGAGCGGGCCGTCGAGCAGCACCGCAGGAAGCCGAAGAAATGAACGTCACGATTGTCTACGGCGAGCCGCGATCACCGACGATCGGAATCACGCCGTACCGGAGCCTGTATCAAGCCACGCCGCCCGTGGTCGAGCCGTTGAGCCTCGCCGAGGCGAAGGCGCAGTGCAGGATCGACGACGACACCTCCGACGCTCTCGTCCAGACGTACATCACGGCCGCGAGGCAGTACGTCGAGGACATCCTCGACATCAGCGTCATCACGCAGGTCTGGCAGGCCCGCTATGACGTGTTCCCGATCTGGGAACTCATTCTGCCCCGCCCGCCGATGCAGCCGGAGACCGTGACGGTCACCTACCGCAACGAGGCAGGGCAGAACCTTTCGCTCTCAAGCGCCGCCGGCGACTTTCAGGTGGACCGCTACACGACGCCGGGCCGCATCTACCCCAACTACAACGGCGTCTGGCCGGCGGTTCGCGGCGACGAGAACAGCGTGGTCGTGCAGTGGACGGCCGGCTACGGCTCCTCCGGTGCCTCGACGCCGCCGATCCTCCGGCAGGCGATCGCGCTCTTGGTCGCACACTGGTTCGAGATGCGGCAGCCCGTGGTCACTGGCTACTCGCAGGTGCTGCCGGTGCCGCAGACGTTCGACACGCTCTTGGCGGCCTCCGGGTGGGCCGGCTACCGATGACACTCACCGCCCAGATTCGCGCAAGCGTCGATGCCCGTCGCACGACGCAGAGCGGGCTGGCGACGGGTGTCGAGGTGAAGCCGATCTCGATCGGCGTGGACGCCGGCGACTGCGACCTCGTGTACGCGGAGCGGCGGACGTTCGGAGCGATCGGGTACGACGAGATTGACTTCGCAACAGGCGGCCTCGCGGTCGTGAAGTTGCTCTTCGTCAAGAACCTCTCGGAGACGTCGGCGATCGGCCTGTCGGCCGGCTGGAACGGCACGCAGTTCTCGATCTTCCGGCAGGACGTGACGTCGTGGAACTTCTCGCCGATGGTCAACCTCGGGAGCCTGACGCTCCGCGGGTTTCCGATCCGGCCGCTGGGGGCGTGGCTTTTGTCGTGCCCGAACTCGGACGGGTTCGGAACGACCGTCGGGGGATCGATCCTCCGGGTTGGCGGCGTGCCTTCCGAACGGTACGAGTTCTACGCGATGGGGACGTGAGCGATGGCATTCTCGGCACAGATCAGCCTGTCGGTACTGGCCCACGAGACCTCGGCGACGGACCTGTCCTCGTCGCTGCGGGTGACGCCGGCGTCCTACGCCCAGTCGCTGACGAACGGCTCGGCGGGCAACCAAGCCCAACTGGCGTGGAGTGCCACGAAGACGCTTTCGGGGGCGTCGCAGACGTTCTCGCTGGCAACGCTCTCGGACGTCCGTGATGGGGCCACGGTCACCGTGACGCTCACGGCCGTGAAACTCTACTACGTGCGAAACAAGGGGGCGTCGAGCCTCGCGTTCGCCGGGGCGCCGTTCCCGGCCTCCGGCCTGACCGTGGCGGCCGGCGCCGTGGCGGTGCAGTCCGACCCGTCGGCGACGGGTATGTCGGCCTCCGGCGTGACGGTGACCGGAACCAACGGCGGCTCCTACGACATCGTGCTCCTCGGGAACGGGAGCGTGTCGTGATCGACATCGGCAAGTACACCGAGCGGGTCACGGTCCTCGCCCCGACAGAGACGCGGAGTTTCTCGGGCGAGTCGACGTTCTCGTGGGAGACGACCGTCGGGACGTTCTGGGCGCAGGTTGAGGGGCTGTCGAGCCGGGACGTCCTGCAAGCCCAGCAGGCCAACGTGATCGCCACCCACCGCATCCGCATCCGGTACCGAGCGGATGTTACGCACCTCCACCGCGTGGTCTGGAGGGGCAGGACAATGGAGTTGGCGAGCGTGACGGAGCGCGGGAAGCGCACGTACCTCGAGATGCTCGCCAGAGAGGTGCAGTGATGGCAGTTCGCCTCGACGCAACGACCTCGCGGATTCTTCCTCGCGGCGGCACGGCACGCGAGGCGGCGGAGTCGTTCGCCAGTTTCGACATCTCCGGCATCGGCGACCTGATCACGGCGCTCGAGCGGGCGGCGGACAAGTGCCTGCAAGACCCCGGCGGCTACCTCCAGAAGTCGATCATCAAAGGCATGGAGGCCGTCCGCGACTCGTACCGCGGGAAGGTCAACAGCGTCACCGGGAATCTGAGCCGGGCCACGGTCTCGCGGAAGGGAAAGCGGACCTACGAAGGCATCTACATCGCCGTCGCAGGCCCGCAGCACGCCGTGGCTGGCAAAGAGTGGGACGTCGAGGAGAAGGGGGCCGGAAACCACGCTTGGCTCGTCGAATTCGGCACCGACCGCCGCCGGCCAGCGACCCAGAACCGCCGCACGTACCTGAACGTCCACGAGAAGATCAACCGGCGTTTCCGGCGGATTACGAACCGCGACGGCGGGTTCGTCTTCGACAACGAGCAGTTTGAGCAGATGGGCCGCGGGTACTACTTCCTGATGGGCAGCATCAACGAGCGGCACCCGGCCCGGAGGACCGGCCGCGGGGCGTTTGTCCGCACGAGCGGCGGCGGCACGCGGCCGTACTTCCTGTCGCCCAACGAAACCTACGGCGCCATGCGTGCCACGCACCCGATGGAGCGAGCCATCGGAGACAGCCGGCAGGCCGTCCTGTCGGCCGTTCGGGCGTCCCTGACCAAGTTCGTCGCCGACCTGAGCAACTAGCCATGCTCCTCCAGCCCGAAAAGCACGTCTATCAAGTCCTCGCCGGCAACCCGGCCGTGGCCCGGCGGGTCGGGTTCCGCATCTACGCCGTGGCGGTGCCGAAGACCGACTTCCCGTTCCTTGTCTACAAGAGAGCAAATGTGGCCCGCGAGTCGACGCTCTCGGGGCCGCTCTACCTGCCGATGGTCAGCATCCAAGTCGCCTCGTGGGCGCTCACCCACGACGCCGCTAGGGAACTCGCGGACGACGTCCGGCTTGCGCTGGACGGCCGAACTGGCACGCTTGCCGGGGTTACAATTGAAGATATGAGGTTGGTGTCGGAGACGGACGACTTCCTCGACCCCACCACCGTCGGTTCGCAGATGCCTCCGGCCTACGAGGTCCGGCAACTGTGGCAGGCGAGGTGGCAGGAGTCGCAGTCTTAGACCACTGAAACAGACAACAAGGCGCAAGGAGGCGCGGCAATGGCTGGCATTTCGGCACAGGGACTGACGTTTTCGTTCGGCGGCACGACGCTGACGATCACGAGCGTGCAGGTCAATGACACGCAAGACCTCATCGACGGCAGCCACCTCGGCATCGGCCCGAACCAGCGGCGAGAGTTCGTCGGCGGCTTCGCGACCGACCGCGAGGTCACCGTTGACTACATCTCAACGAACATCCTCACCGCCGGCGCGTCGGGCTCCCTGTCGATCACGGGGCCGATCAACTTCAGCGGCAACGCAACCTGTGCGTCCGCGTCGCTCGGCGGGTCGGTCGGCGCCCTCGTCTCTGGGAGTGCGACGTTCCGCGTCGCGTAAGCGATGGCAACTTCACAGGGGAACGCTTCTGGGAGTGCTCCGGGGGTTTCTGGAAACCTTCTCACCGTCACGATCGAGTATTCGGGCGAGCGTCAGAAAATTTCAGGCGCGAGCCTGTCCACGTCGCTGGATGCCTACGAGCCTACGTTCGATTCGTATCGAACGGAAAACGAGCATCCGACGGTCACGTTCGAGTACATCGGCAGCGGGTTGCCAACCGTTGGCGCAACAGGCGCTGTCTCCGCCACGATCGGCGGAGTCACCGTGTCCGGCCAAGGAACCTGTACCGCGTCAAACGTTCGCGCTGCGGTCGGCGAACTCATTCGCGGTAGCGCCACGTTCCGCGTCAAAGAGTAGTCAAACGTCATGGCTTCATCTCAAGGGACAACGGTCACGCTGTCCGGCGCGAGCGGCATATCTGTCACCAGCATCGTCGTTGACGGTGGTCAGGCGCGACGAACCATCACGGCTCCGCATTTGGGACTCGGAGCGAACGATTTCGAGACGTCCTACAACACATTCAAGGCAGATTCAGAACGGCCAACTGTATCCGTCGAGTACATCGGCGCAGCGCTCTTCAAGACGGGCGACAACGTGTCTGTGTCTGCGTCTGGCTCGTTCTCAGTATCAAAAGCCGGAACGGTCGTTTCTTCGAGGTTGTCGGCATCTGTCGGCGATCTCATCCGCGGCAGCGTCTCTGTGCGAGTTACTTAGAGCCCCGCGGCGGGCAGCGCCGGCGTGTACCTCTAACTCGCTGCTTGTTTGCCTTGTGGTGCTGCTTCAAATGGCCGTCCCGCACAGCGCTACGTTCACCTTCAACGGCATCGCCGCGACGGTGACCGGCGTTCAGGTGGAGACGCCGGTCGCCGAGATCGTTGATATGACCGGACTCGGAGACGCGAGCGGGTACACGGTGCAGGTCGCAACCGGCGACATCCGAGGCGGCTCGGTGACGGTGGACTTCCTCTACGGCGGCAACACCGACCCGCAGGCGCTGATCGGGACCAATGGCATCCTCGTTTTCACCAGTTCCGCCTACTCGGTCAGCCGCAGGGCCATCCTCGAGAGCGCGAGCGTCACAGCACAAACGGCCGACGTGGTTCGCGGCCAGTTGAAGTTTCGTATGACCGATTCCACGGTGTAGGAGGTTATCCGTGATCCTGTCGAAGAAGGCGATCCTCGAAGCGAAGGACATCAAGACCAAGGAGGTCGAGGTCGCCGAGTGGGGGGGCAGCGTCTGCGTCCGCGTCATCAGCGGCGCCGATCGCGACGTGTTCGAGCAGGCGTTCGCCGACAAGAAGATGGAGTCGTTCCGCACGAGGTTCCTCGTGCTGACGATCTGCAACTCAGACGGCGACCGCCTCTTCACGAACGACGAGGTGGAGGCTCTCAACAAGAAGTCGAGCGCGGTGATCAACCGCCTGTTCGACGTCGCGTGGGAGTTCAACGCCTTCACGCCGGCCGCCGTGGAGGCGCTGGGAAACGATTCGCCGAGCGCCCAGAACGCCTCTTCTACTTGAGGCTGGCTCTGGCGCTCGGCCGCAGCGTCAAGGAACTCCTGAACACCGTCGACAGCGAGGAACTATCCGAGTGGGCTGCGTTTGACCAGATATACCCGCTCCCGAATCCGTGGCTTCAGACGGCACGCATCTGCCGGACGATCATGGCCGCGAGCGGAAACTACAAGCGCATCCCCGACGAGGACGTGTTCATCCCGGCGTCACGGAAGAAGCCGCAGTCCAACGAGCAGATGATCGCGGAGTTGTCCAAGTTGTTCGGCCCGCCGCAAGGATCGTGAGATGGCGAACTACATCGGCAAGATCGCCGCCGTCGGCACGATCAACATGGCGCAGTTCAGCCGCGGGCTGGACAACAGCGCCAAGGACGTCGAGCGCTTCGCCAAGCGGATCAGTTCGACGCTCTCTTCGGCCAACTCGGCCGCCGCGCGGTCTTTCGACCAGATTTTCACGCCGATCCAGCGACTAGAGCGTGCGATTCAGGCGAGGTCGCGAGACCGCCTGAACATCGACACTGGCGGCGCGGAGGCGAGGATTCGCGCTCTCGTCGGTGCCGCCGAGGACATCGCAAGGCCGCTCGGATCAAGCGCCAAGGCGTTCTCTGGCCTGTCGGCAACGATCCAGAACGAGTTCGTCGGTTCGTTGGTGCGCGCTCAAAACGCTGCAACGACGGCCCAGAACAACATCACACGCGGCGCGATCAAGAACGCCCAAGACTACGAGCGATACAAGCGAGTCGTCGATGAGACGGTGATTTCGATCCGCCGCCTCTCCGAGGCTGGCGCCGCCGTCTCCGGCCTCGCGACCGGCCGTGAGTTGCGATTTCAGCAGGCTGATCTGGCGTCTGAACTTCAGAGAGCATCCGCTTCGCAGTCGGCGGCATCGGCTCTGCCGGCAGACGCCCGCCGCAGCGGAGCGGTTGCCCAGTTGGTGGAACTCCAGAGGCGCGAGGCCGAGGAGGCTGCTCGGCTACTTTCTGTCCTTGAAAACATCCGCAATACGCGAAGAGGCGACGCCGCTGCCGCTCAGGCTGCGCTCGACGCTCAGGTGCAGCGGCTCGGACAGGTCAATTCGCAGTTGGAACGTCAGGCAGCCTTGTCGTCACAGGTGGCGCAGCGGCAGCGAGAGGTCGCTCAGGCGCAGGAGCAAGCCGCCACTCGTTTCTCGGCGACCGAACTAAACCGACGATCTGGTGAGTTGGCAAGGAGAAACGCCAGCGCGTTCGACGCAGCCACGGCCGGCGTGCTCTCCCAGCCGCAGGACAGGGGCGTGGTGTTTGGACGCCGAGTCAACACGATAGAGACAGAACTGTCGAGGCTCGATCAATTAGGCCAAAGATTCCTCGCATTGCCTGCGAACGTCAGGCAGTCGCTGGAAGGACAGCGAGCCGCAGTCGAGAACCTCGCAAACGCAGCGAGGCAGAACCCAGCCGGCGGGCTGACTCTTCTGGCAGAGGCAATAGATAGGCTCGACGACGTCGTCCGAACGACAGAACGAGGGATTAGCGAGTTTCGTCCGATACCGGGCAACCCGACCGGCACATTTGGCCCACCGACGCCGCTTGACGTCAGAAGAGACTCGACCGCTGGACGCCTCGGACCAGAAATCGACTCCGCGGACGCCGAGTTCGCACGGCTCGAGGCCGCGACGGTTCAGGTCAAGAACCAGATCGATCAGTTGCCGGCCGGCGTGAGGACGAGGTTCATCCCGGCAGTCAAGAGTGCAAGAGACGAACTCCTCCGCCTCGCCGCGACCGACGCCTCCCCGGAGGAACTGGAACGTGCCACGCAACGTGTCGTCCAGTTGCGGCAGGAGGTCGGCCGGGCCGAGCGGGCTTTCAAAGCATTTGGAGGTTCGTTCCAAGAATTGGCCGACGCGGCGGACCTTCGGCGGGCGGAGGCACGGCTCACTGCATTGAGGCAGGAACTTCTGAAGGCAACTGGCGACACGTCTAGGGCTGCCGAGGCCGCGGACGACTATGCAGCCGCACTGCTCAGAGCATCCAACACGCCGGGCGGCTTTCAGGAATTCGCTGCTCAGTTAGATCAAGTCGAGCAGGAAGCAATCGAAGCGGCAGCGGCGGTTCTCAATATCAAGCCAAGCAAACTTACCGACATTCTCAAAAAGCAAGGCGATATTGCCCGCGGCTTTTCAAGCAAATTTGGGTTGGCTTTCCAGCAGGCAACATTTGCCGTCGATGACTTCTTCTCTGTCACTGGAGACATTAGTCAACGGATTCGAGCCGTCGGAAACAATCTCTCGCAACTCGGATTTATTCTCGACAGCACTAGGGGTCTCGCCATCGGCGTCGCGATATCCATTGGAGCGCAGGCAGTCGCTGCGCTGATCAAATGGGCAAACGCAGGCGTTGATGCGACTGACCGAACAAAAGCCCTCAACGACGCCCTGTCGCGACAGAGAACGCTTGTCGACCAGTTGGCCGAGTCCTTCAGGAATCTAGGGCAGTCGATCACGCTCGGTGCCTTCTCTGGAGGCGCCCGCGACGCAGAGGAGTTCCGCCGCCAGATTGAGCAACTCCGGCAGCAGCAGCGAGAGGCCCAACGAGAGCAGGCGGCGGCGCTTGATCCTACGGTACAGCAAGAGCGCGCCGTGCAGGCTGCCCGCGAGCGCGAACTTGGGAACGCCACAACGGTAGGTCAGGTTGTCGCACTTCGCCGCGAGATCGAGCAGTCGCAGGCAAGGGAGCGGGCGGCGGCGGATGCGGCTGCCGCGCGTCCACCAACAGCACCAGCGGACGTCGTAGAAATCGTCGCGAGACAGGTGCAGCAGCAGGCACAGGCAGCATTCGCAGACCTTGGTCTGCCTCTTGATATTCAGGCTGGAGAGGGCCAGAGAGCAAGGCAAGAATTCGAGGCAGGGCCGGGAGCAGCGGTCAGGACAACTGAAGATGCCCGTTTGTTGCTTGAGAGGAGAAGGGACGAACTAGTCGCTGCAAGGAGAGGCGCGGGTGATGGCGGACGGTTTGTTATTGATCGCAGTTTGCAGGAGAACGCCTCGCTCCTTGCGGCGATCCAGCGAGACGAAATCGCCAAAATAGGCGAGGAAGCCGTCAATGTCGTCATCTCCCTGCGTGCCGCGGCGCTCGGCATTGGTCAGGCGCAGGACGGCCTGCGAGAAGCCATACGGCAGGGCTTGCCGAACGCTGTCCAGTTCAACCAGCAATTGACAAAACTCGCGGAAGCCCTCACGGCCGCGGAGCGCGAGGTCAACGATGCCACCAACGCTCTGGCAAACGCGCAGCGACTGCCGGCAAACGACCCCACGAGAGCGGGCGCAATTGATGCCGCAGAACGCCGGCGTCAGGCAGCGACCGAGCGTGTTTCGGAACTGCGAAGAGGTGGCTTCGACCTAGAGAACGAGGCACTCGAGTTCCGCCAGCGATTAGCACTTGATCCTCAGTCTACGCTTGACGCCCGCTTCGCTCGTATCCGCCAAAGCCTAGATGAAGCGAGAGTGCCGGAAGGGCGAGCCGCGAGGGGTTTGCGGGACTTAGAGTTCCGCCGAAGCGAGGCTGTTCGCCAACTCGAGGACGCGCGAGCGGCACAAAACCCACAGGCACAGCAAGCGGCTCAAAACTCGCTCGATGCGATTTCTGCTCAGGCAAGTAGGCTAGAGTCCTCCACGGGCGCCATACGATTGTTCTCAGAGGCGATCAACGATGCCCAAGACGGAGTCGTGTCTCGCACACAACAGGCGCAGCAGGCGCTTAATGCCGCCATTGAGAGAAACACCGCATTCAGCACGCCGCAGTCGCAGCGCGACGTCGTGCGAGCGAGGCAAGACCTCGCCCGGCAGCGCGAGTCGGCCAACGCGGCGCAGGTCAGGCTAGAAAGAATTAGAACGGAGGCGGAAGGGCAGGCCGCACTGACCGACCCACAAATACTTGCGGAGCGGCAGCGGCTGCTCGATCAGATTTCCTCTGGAACGCTCAATTCGCAAGGAGTGCAGGACGCGCGACAGCGACTTCAAGAAATACAAGACCAAGAGATAGGGTCTTTTAGGGGGTTTCTTGAAGAGAACACACAAAAAGCCGTTGACCAAGACATCCGCGAACGACAGCGACCACTTCTTGAGGCCGCAGGGCAAGAGTTGCTTGAAACCCCGGCCGAGCGCGCCGGCGAGCAGTTGGCGAGAGATTTTGAGAACATCCGGCTGGCTGCGCAACGGAATGCAAAGGAGCAAGGCAAGCCGATCGACGAACTGGCAGTCGCCGAAGCGCAGCAACGAGCCTTCCGCCAGCAGGCCGAGCAGGTTGCTCCACTCCTCGTCGGCTTCTCCGACGAAGTCGCCAACGCCCTCCTGCAAGGACCGTCGCGGGCCGCCCTGCAAGCCTCCGACGCATCCACGCTCCAAGGCCAGCAGGAACTCAACAGGCTCCTTCGGGGCGAAGACCCGGCAAGGGACGTGAACCTCGTGGAACTCCAGAAGCAGACGCAGGCGCTCAATGAATTGGTGCAGATAGGACGCGCAGGCCCGCAGGTAGCCCAGTAAGGAACCCCCAGATGGCAGACATCACCTACTCCATGACGCTCAAGGTCGACAAGGACAACCTGTCAAACCAGATTCAGATCAGCCAGATCACGGCCTCGATGGCGAAGGCCGGTTACAAGAGCGTCGTCTACGACCTCACGACGAATTCAACCGTCATATCGACGGCGAACCTGTCGACGGTCGGCATGGCGTTCCTGCGGAACCTCGCGACGGCGTCGGCGTCGACCGTGCAGGTCGGCATCGAGGCCGGCGGCTCGTTCGTCGGCTTCGCGACGCTCCGGGGCGGTGAGCCGGCGATCACGAGGCTCTCGAGCGGCACCGAATACAAGGCGATCGGCGTCTCCGGCGCCCGCCTCCGCGTGGACATCACAGAGGGCTGATCCATGCCGAAGATGGTGAAAGAGGTCTACGCCGGCGTCCAGTACGACTTCTCGTCGGAAGAGGGGCAGGTCGCATCCTCGACGACGAGAGTCTTCAGGATCATCAAGTCCAGCGTTGGCGAGTACGTGAACGTCGCCGCGACCTGCGGCGTCCAGATCGGTGACCAGCACCCGTCCGAGTCCGGCCTCTACTGCGCGTCCTACTCCGCCCAGTACGACGGCGACAGCCGGATGGTGATCGTCGCGACGTTCAATTACCGGACGACGCCGGGTGGCGGAGACGCCGGCCAAGACCCCGGGCAGTTCTCGCCGGACATCCGGCCGGCGAACTGGTCGATCTCGACGACGCTCATGGAGGCACCGGCGTTTCAGTGGAAGCCGTTCGGCGACGCATCCGGTGCTATTCGAGGAGGAGGAACCGACTGGACGGCTCCCGTGAACCCAGTGGGCGATAAGTATGAAGGAGTTACAAGACTGGTCCCGGTCAGCACAGTGACGGTTGAGCAGTTTGAACTGAGTGACCCGACGAGGCACGCGGAGCGGGCTGGCGTCATCAACGACTCAACCAGAAAGATCGGTTCGCTCTCGTGCGCAAGGCACACGCTGATGTTCCGCGGCGTCGCGATGCAGCCTGCGCTCGAGCAGTACGGCACAGTTCTGTATAGGGGCTGGAAGGCGACCTATGAGTTCCTCTACAAGCGCAACAGGTTTCAGTTTGACGCATCCACTTCGATCGACCTCGGCTGGGACCACGCTCAGGTTGTCGAAGGACTCAACATCATCAACCGCCCATACGGATCGGCCGAAGCGGCGGAGGGCGAGAAAGTCGAGGCAGGTTCACTTTCGCTGAAGAAAAAAGGGAGCGAAAGCGGCATTGCCACTGAGATAGACGGGTGGCCGAACAACATTTCAATAAACGAGAACACGGAGGGGAAGAAGGTCCGCGGCATGATCCTGATCGGCGAAGAGGGGAAGCCGACGCAGCGGCCGTGCGCCCTTCCGATCGCGCTGAATCCAGATGGATCGCCACGCTGGAACGGCGCAAGCCCACCAGTTCTGGTCTACACGTATCAAATTCAAGACGACTACGACTTCAGCAACTTCGGATTGAGGCTCACCTAGCATGGCCGAAGGCTTCCTCCTTGGTCCGAACCTGCTCTCGCAGATACGACGCACGATCGACCGCGTCGATGGGGAGCCTATCGGCTCAGGTTTTCGGCGCGCTCAGATCACCATCGAGGGCGAGGGTCCGCGGTCGGCGAAGGTGTTTCGGATTTGCACGTTCACCGGATCGTGGGCGATCGGCGAGACGAAACCAGTCGAGTTCAGGTATCAGACGACAACGCCGAATACGGTAAATGCCACGAATCTTTTCTTCCCGTGGGCAACGACATCCACCGGAGCGTCCACCGAGTGCGCAATCGCGAAGGACGGCACGGCGTGGTTCTTGATTGACGTGCCGTTTGAAACAGCGACGGCTGTATTCGTCGGGGCGACATCCACACTATCAATGGTAAGCGACGTGCAGATCGCGGCCGTTCTCAGAACTTCCGATTGCACGATCGTCGTCTCCAAGACGCAATCGACAGCGAGCATAATCGCTATCGTGTCTACTTTCACTTCATCATTTACGCGATTCAGGGTGACGTGATGGCGTGCCCGTGCTGCGCGTGCAGGATTTGCTACGCTTCGTTTTCCAGCATTACTGCTGCCGCTGCGACTGGCGTGATCGCGGTAGATAAAGGCCAGATAAGCATCAACATTTCCGGCGGTCCTATTGTTGCGAGGACGGCAACGGCAACACAATATCTGCGTGGGTTTTCAGGCTCGGCATACGACTGGCCGTGCCTGACAACGCCCGGATCAAATTCTGTTGTGGCGCTAAAAGAAGAATCAGAAGATGCAGCCTATGAAATCGCGCTGTCCGCGCCGGCTAGCAGAATAGTGATGCCGATAATATCGCTCGGTGCATTTTTAAGGCTAGGGCCAGAACTTCCGCCACTCGTCAACAAGTCGGTGACGTGGCAATTTTCAGAAGAACTCTCCATTTACAGCCAAGGCGCACACACGTTTTTCGGCCAGTGCGAGCAGCCCGGGCAGTGCCTGCAAGGAGCCGGAGCGACGCTGACGGGCCTTGAAGGGAGCGGGATAATACAATTCACCGGAGAGATATCCGCATTGACGCTGTCCGTCGTCGGCCCGAGCGAGAACTACAACGCATTCGGAATCGGGATTCCATGCGAAACAAATCCTCTGCCGTGATAACAACACACAGGGACAATCTGAACAGTCGGTGTATTCAGCGCGGCTACGCCATCGACGATGTGATGCCGTGCGTCGTCGCGCAGAACGGCGACCAGTGGACAATCGACACCGAGCACCCTGCCTACCCGAGGCACCCGAAGCCGGGCTACGAGCAGCCATTGCCGCCGCCATCGTCCGGCCCCGGCACCGAACTCTCAAGACTCCTAAAGCGATTCGGCATCGAGCCGACGCCGACCTGCCAGTGCCGAGCAAAGGCCGCCGAGATGGACGCATGGGGGCCGGATGAATGCGAGAAGCCGGAACGCATTGATGAGGTCGTCGCCGTGATGCGTGCGGAAGCGGAGGCTCGCGGCCTCCCGTTTCTTGACGTGGCCGGCCGAATGCTCGTCCGCCGAGCGATCAAGAACGCCCGCAGAAAGGCTAAAATGGACTAATGGCTACTTTCGCGCAACTACCGGGCACCCTCGACGCGACTTTTGTGGCTGGAGATGAGGTCGCCATCGCGCTCGACTTCGATCGCGACCTCACCGGGTACACGATCACGACGGCCGTCTACGTCACCGCTGTCTACGCCTCCGGCGGCGGCGGGACCGGGTTCGTGACAGGCATCGGCGCGACGGCGGCCACCTTCTCAATCTCGAACACGAACCTCGCGGCGGGTCAGATCACGATCGGTCTCTCCGAGGTGCAGACCGCGGCGCTCTCGCCGGCAATCGCCTACCGCTGGTACTTGCGGTGGGTTGATACCGGGCAGGTCACGAGGACCGTTCTCTCCGGCACCGTGACAGTGGCGAACCCATGAGCATCAACGTCACGGTCGTCGGGACGACGAACGTCGTTGCCAGCGTGGCCGAGACGACCATCGGCGTCTCCGTCGGCTCGCCGGGGTCGGTTGACGTCGGCATCGGGACGATGGTCGCCCAAGCCGTGACCGGCCTGCTCGTGGCCGGCGGGAACAACGTCACCGTCACAACCACTAGCGGCGTCTTCACGATCGCCGCCGCCGACGCTCCGGTCTCGAGCGTCAACGGGAAGACCGGCGCGGTCGTTCTGAACGCCACCGACGTCGGGGCCGCCAGCAACACGCACGGCCACTCCTACGTCCAGAGTCTCAACAGCCTCACTGGGACGCTCAACGTCCTCGCCGGCAGCAACATCACGATCTCGACGTCATCGAGCGGGATCACGATCGTCGGCTCGGCCGGCGGCGGGACGGCCGGCGGGGCCGTCTCGAGCGTCAACGGCAGGACGGGGACGATCACGCTCGTCTCAACTGACGTCTCGGCCGCCTCGGCCAGCCATACGCACGTTGCCGCGAACATCACGGACTTTGCTACAGAAGCCGCCAAATATGGCCCAGTCTCTAGCGTCAACGGGCGGACTGGGACGGTCACGCTCGTCGCGACCGATGTCTCCGCGGCCTCCTCGGCGCACGCCCACTCCTACGTCCAGAGCCTAAACGCCCAGACCGGCACGCTCTCGATCGTGGCAGGCGACAACGTCACGATCTCGACGTCCGCCGGGTTCATCACGATCACTGGGTCTGCCGGAGGGACCGGCGGCGGCTCGGTGACCAGCGTCAACGGCAGGACCGGAGCCGTCACGCTGGTCTCGACTGACGTGTCGGCCGCGAGCGCCGTCCATTCGCACGTTGCCGCGAACATCACGGACTTCACGACCGAGGCCGCAAAGGTCGGCCCGGTGTCGAGCGTCAACGGCCGGACAGGCACGGTCACGCTCGTGGCCTCCGATGTCTCCGCAGCCTCGGCCAGCCATACGCACGTCGCTGCGAACATCACCGACTTTGCGACCGAAGCGGCCAAGGTCGGACCCGTGTCGAGCGTCAACGGTAAGACCGGCACTGTCACTCTGGTCTCGACAGACGTATCCGCGGCCAGTGCCGTCCACACGCACGTTGCCGCGAACGTCACTGACTTTGCGACCGAAGCGGCCAAGTATGGCCCAGTGTCCTCGGTCAACGGCAAGACCGGCACGGTCACGCTGGTCTCGACCGACGTCTCCGCTGCCAGCGCCAGCCATACGCACGTCGCGGCGAATATCACGGACTTCGTGACCGAAGCGGCCAAGGTCGGACCCGTCTCTGGCGTCAACGGACGCACTGGCACGGTCACCCTTGTATCAACCGACGTCTCTGCGGCCAGTGCGAGCCACACTCACGTTGCCGCTGATGTGACCGACTTCGTCACGGAAGCGGCCAAATACGGCCCCGTGTCCAGCGTCAACGGCCGCACTGGCACGGTCACGCTGGTCTCGACGGACATCTCGGCGGCCTCGGCCGTCCACACGCACGTTGCGGCGAGCATTACGGACTTCGTCACGGAAGCGGCCAAATACGGCCCGGTCTCCAGCGTCAATGGACGCACAGGCACGATCACGCTCGTCTCGACGGATGTCTCCGCAGCCTCCGCCAGTCATACGCACGTCGTTGCCAACATCACGGACTTCGGCGCCGGCGTGCTGGCGAACCAATCGGTATCCAGCGTCAACGGACGCACGGGCACGATCACGCTCGTCTCAACCGATGTCTCGGCGGCCTCCGCCAGTCACACACACGTCGCTGCGAGCATCACGGACTTCGTGACCGAGGCCGCGAAGGTCGGCCCGGTCTCGAGCGTCAACGGCAAGACAGGGACGATCACGCTCGTGGCGACCGACGTGTCGGCCGCGAAAACCGTCCTCGCCGTAGAGACGCGAGGCCCGCTGGCGATCGAGAACAACTACAACGCCGGCACGTCCGACATCGTGCGGATTTCTGCGACGGCCGCCACGGAGATCACGGGCCTGTCGGGCGGCCAGTCCGGCGTCGTCAAGTTGCTCGTCAACGTCGGCACGAACGACGTCACGTTCGTCTCCGACTCCGTGGAGAGCGAGTCGTCGAACCGGATCACGATCGTCGGCGGCAATAAGAAACTCAGCCGCGGCGAGGCGGCGTCGGCGTTCTACGATCCGACGAGCAACATCTGGCGGATCATCAGCGACCCGCCGTCGGCTCCGGCGTACTCGTGGACAACTTTGTCCATCACCGCCGCCCTCAACAACTACAACCCCGGCACGCACACCGTCCTGCGTCTCAGTGCGAACTCGGCGCATCTGGTGACCGGCTTCTCCGGCGGCGGCGAAGGCTCCATCCTTCGGCTCATCAACGTCGCCACGCATACCGTCACGCTCGTCCACGCCTCGACGGCGAGCGACTCGTCCAACCGGCTCCTGCTCGACACGGGGACCGACCGCACGCTGGACGAGGATCAGCAGGCCGAACTGCTCTACGACCCGGTCTCGCTGCGCTGGCGGGTCACCCCGTGAAACGCCGAGGCGTTGGGACTCGCCTCATTCGTGCGTGCGCCCTCTTGGCACGGCGTTCCTTCGCCAGCCGCCGCCTCGAGCACCGCGAGCGGTGGGCGAACGAGAACGGCCTCGACAGGGACCGTGCCGTCCAGTGGGTCGTCGAGGAGGCCGCGAGGTTCGGCGTCCCGTGCGAAGAGGGTGTGGCCCTCCGCCTCTACGTCGCAGCGGCCCGGCACGCGATCCGGTCGCAGCGGTATCAGGTGGCCGCGCCTGAGCGGAGGCCACGGACGGAGCGGACTGTGCTCCCCGGCGAACTGGCTATCGTCACCTGTCACTTCAACCCGGCCGGATACAGGTCGCTCAGGGACAACTACCTTCGATTCATGCACGAGATGCGGTGGTGGGGCGTGCCGACGTTCGTCGCCGAGGTCGCCTACGAAGGGCAGGATTTCGTCGACAACGACGCCTTCCTGAAACTCCGCGGGACAGACCGGAACGTCCTGTGGCAGAAGGAACGCCTGCTCAACCTGCTGGTCGAGAAACTCCCAGAGCAGTACGACAAGGTCGCGTGGATCGACGCGGACGTGCTGTTCTTCGACCGCTCGTGGGTTCAACGCACACGCGAAAAACTGGAGTACGATCCCGTCATCCAACTGTGGAATCGCTGGCACTGCATCGACTCTGCCGGTCGCGTTGGCGAGGTGCTGTGGGGCGTCGGCGACGACGCATGGCGATACCTGTCTCGGCCCGCGTGCCCGGGAGGCGCATGGGCGGCCCGCAGGTCGGTCTTCCCGCTCTACGATCGCCACATTCTCGGCTCCGGCGACGCGATGTCGCTTGTGGCGTGGTGCGGCCGGCTGGACCGCCTCGCGATCAAATACTCGAGCGAGGTCATGCGGGAGGATTTCGCCGCATGGGCCGAAGACGCTCACCTGAAGGTGCAGGGACGCATCGGGACGCTCGAAAGCGACGCGATCCACCTCCACCACGGCTCGAGGTCGCGGCGGCTCTACGTCGACCGCTGGAAGCCTGCCCTGAAGTGGGGCTTCGACCCGCGCCGGCACGTCGAGATCGACGAGTCCGGCCTGCTAGCATGGACAGCGTCTGCCCCCCCGCAACTGCGAAAATGGGTGGCCGAATACTTCCTCGTCCGCGACGAGGATGGCGAAAATCTCACTTGACCGCCACTAGACTTCCCAAAGACACTATTCACGATGCCGGCGACCCACCACTTCCTGATCGCAGGCGCCCGCTGGGTGTGGCGGTATAGCCGCCTCCGCGGGCAGGCGGCCGGGTGGGCGTACCTGCCGAATCCGAACAAGCCCGACGAGCCGTCGGTGCGGAAGGTCTTGATCGACTCGCGGCTGAAAGGTCGGACTCGCATGGAGACCGAAATCCACGAGGCGCTCCATGTATGCTTCCCGCAGATGTCCGAGGAAGTGATCACGACGAGCGCCCGCGACGTGAGCAGAATCCTCTGGTTCTTAGGCTACCGCCTCCAAGAGGACAAGCAGCCGTGAGCAGCACGTACATCGTGGGCGCCGGCGGCTTCGGCCGCGAGGTGCTCCGCTGGGCACGGGACGCCGGCATCGACGTGGACGCCTTCCTCGACACGACCGAGGGCGTCGCGTGCGGCCTGCCGATCCTGCCCGACGACCTCGTGTTCTCACCACGCGACGTCTTCCTGTGCGGCATCGGAGAGCCGGCGCTCAAGCGGATTGTCTGCGAGCGACTCCGCAGCCGCGGGGCGCGGTTCTGGACGCTCGTTCACCCGACCGCGATCGTCACCGAGCCGGCCGCGATGGGGGAAGGATGCGTGATCTGCCCGCACGCGATCCTGAGCGTCGGCTCGTCCATCGGGCGGTTCGTGACGGTCAACTGCGCCGCGACCGTCGGCCACGACACGGTAACCGGCGACTACTGCTCGATCTCAAGCCACGCCGACATCTGTGGGCACGCGAGCCTCGGCGAGGGCGTCCTCGTCGGATCGCACGCCAGCATCCTGCCGCACGCCCACGCCGGCGACTGGTCGATCGTGGGCAGCGGCAGCGTCGTCGTCCGCGAGGCGCCGGAGCGATCCACCGTCATGGGAGTCCCTGCGGCAGTTATCTACAGGAAGCCACAATGAGCGAGTTCTGCGAGGCGCTCGACCAACTGGTCGAACAGCCGGCCGGCACCAGCCAGCCGGAGATGTACCTGAACCACCTTGCGGGGTGGGATTCCATGAGCGCGATGGGGTTCATGGCTATGGCGGACAAGAAGTACGGCGTGATCGTGAGCGCTGCACGGCTCATGGAAGCGAAGACCGTCGGCGACTTGGCCGCACTCGTGGGAATCCAATGAGACAGTTCACGCACGACTGGCTGCCTGAGTCGTTATCGAAGCGGTGGCGGGAGTTCGTGCTCCCGCGACTCAAGCATCCGCTGCGCTGGCTGGAACTCGGCTCATACGAGGGCCGCTCGGCGTGCTGGGTGATCGACAACGTGCTCGAGGACGAGGACGTCTTGGTCTGCGTCGATCACTGGGTGAACGCCGACGCGGAGGCGCGATTCGACCAGAACACGGCTGGCCGGACGGAGAAGGTGAAGTCACGGACGACGCAATTCCTCGCTCGCGCGATCGCTGCCGGCGACAGTTTCGACGTCGTCTACATCGACGCCGACCACGAGGCCAAAAACGTCTTCAAGGATGCGGCGATGACGTGGCCGCTCCTGCCGATCGGCGGCATCGGCATCTTCGACGACTACCGCTGGCAGATGCCCGCCGAGAAGTCGCACCTCCTGCCGCCGAAGCCTGCGATCGAAGCCTTCCTTGAGGTCTACGCGGGCTACATCGACGTCCTGCACAAGGACTACCAAGTCATCTTCCAGAAGGTGGGCCGATGAGTCTCTTGTCGTTGATAGCAAGACCGCGGTGGCTGCGGCCAGCGGCGATCGAGGGCGACCCGTTCTTCGAGGACGTCCTCTTGCTCCTGCACATGAACGGCACGGACGGCGGGACGACGTTCACGGATTCCAGCCGTTTCGCACGAACCGTGACACGGTCTGGGGCGACGACGTCCAAGACCCATCGCAAGTGCGGCGACGCCAGCATGAGCGTCAGCGTCTCGCAGAGCGTGTCCGTGGCGTCGAGCACCGACTTCGGACTGTCTGACGACGATTTCACGATCGAGGCGTGGGTGCGACCGACGACGCTCTCCGGCAGGCACGGCATCGCGGACTTCGGGTCCAACAACCACTTCATTCTTGAGGTTTCGGACGCGAACAAGTTTCGAGTGTTTCTGTGGAACGGCGGCGGGTTCACCATCATCTCAGGCGCGACAACGGTCGTGGCGAATGCGTGGTATCACGTCGCCGTCACCCGTTCCGGCACGACCTTGAAACTCTGGGTGAACGGCACCGAAGACGCGAGCGCCGGATCGGCAAGCGGACCACCGGACTCGTCCTACCCCGTTCGTGTCGGCCTTACGCAGGCGACCGGATTCACCGGTTACATCGACGAGTTCCGCATCACGCGGCAGGCCCGCTACTCGGCGGCGTTCTCCGTGCCCGTGAAGCCATTTCCAGACAGGTGAGAGCGTGCCAATCCAAGGCGTCGCGATCCGCGACATCGCCGTGGCCGTGCCTTTGACCGTGCGAGATCAGTCTCGTTGGGGCGCCGCGGCGTCGAAACTGGAGGCGGCCACAGGCGTCCACGAGCGGCGCGTTGTCGACCGCCTGACGCTCGCCGACTTGGCAGAGGCCGCGTGCCGCGAGGTGCTCGGCCGGGCGGTGCAGGCGATCGTCGTCGTCACGCAGACGCCGGACCAACGCATCCCCCCGGTAGCCAACGTGCTGCACGGCAGGCTCAATCTCGGCACGGCGTGTGCCGCGTTCGACGTGAACCAAGGGTGCTCCGGCTACACCTACGGCCTCGCGGTTGCGTCCGGCCTCGTGACCGCCGGCGTGCCTCGCGTTCTCTTGGTCGCCGGCGACTGCCTGTCGACCGTCGTCTCGCCGAACGACCGTGCGACCGAGCCGCTCTTCGGAGACGCCGTGAGCGCGACGATCCTTGAGCGGGACGACGACGCGCCGCCCATGCACGTCGCATTCGGCAGCGACGGGAGCGGAGCGGAGCATCTGTCGCTCGCACACGGCGACACGTCGTGCCTGAAGATGAACGGCGCCGAGGTCTTCGAGTTCGCGATGCGGACGGTGCCGATGATGGTCACCGAGTCGCTCGCGGCGGCCGGCTGGACGATGGACACGGTCGACCAGATCGTCCCGCACCAACCGAACCAGTTCATGCTCCGGCACCTCCGCGAGAAGTGCGGCGTGCCGGAGGCGAAGTGGGTCGATGGCATCGTCCGGTACTTCGGCAACGTGTCGAGCGCGTCGATCCCGCTGGCGCTGGTGACCTGCGGCGGCAAGGGGAAGACTGTCATGGCCGGATTCGGCGGTGGCTGGTCGTACTGCGCCGTCGCCGCCGACCTGTCCACGACGAGGCTCCACGACCTCGTGGAGGTCGCCGAGTGAGATACCTCGCGACCGGAGGTTCCAGCGGCATCGGGGCCGCCGCGGCGAGGCTCTTGGCCGCCGGGGGCCACGACGTCTACCTGCTAGGCAGGGACTACGGCCGCCTGCGGGAAGTCCACGACGCACTGCCGCCCGGCAACCACGGTTGGAAAAGCATCGACCTCGTGTCGCTCGGAGACCGCACCGACGACGTGCTCGCGGACATCGCCGCTGTCCACGGGAAGTTCGACGGCGTCGTCCACGCCGCCGGCATCCACTCGCTGATCCCGCTCAGGTACCAGACGCACGCCAAAGCGGACGAGATGATCGCGGCGAACTACCACACGGCGTGGCACGTCGCGAAAGCGTTCCGGCAGCCGGCCGTGCGGGCCGGCGGGGCCGACGCGATCGTGTTCGTCGCGAGCGTGGCAGGGATCGTCGGGCAGGCCGCCGCGAGCGCCTACGCGGCGTCGAAGGCCGCGGTGCTCGGGCTGACCAAGGCTCTGGCGGTCGAACTGGCCCCCTCCGGCATCCGCGTCAACGCCGTCGCCCCCGGCGTCGTCAGGACGCCGATGCAGGAGCGGCTCGAGCACACGATGTCTCCGGCTCAGTGGCAGGCCGTGATCGACGACCACCTCCTCGGCCTCGGAGAGCCGGAGGACGTCGCCGAGGCGATCCAGTACCTCCTGCGTCAGAAGTGGACGACGGGGACCATCCTCACGATCGACGGGGGCATGACCGCACGATGATTCCGGCCGCCTACTACGTTTCCGAGGAGCAGTACGCACGCGAGGTGACGGCGTTCGCGAATTCCGTCTGGACGCCGGTCTGCATGGCGAACGAGATCGCCGGAGACGGCGACTACGTCGCCCGCGGGAAGGTCATCGTCCAGAACGTCGGCGGCGAACTGAAGGCGTTCTTGAACGTCTGCCCGCACCGCCTCAACAGGCTTGTCGCGAAGCCCTGCGGCACCGGCCCGCTCGTCTGCGGCTACCACGGCTGGGAATTCGGGCCTGACGGCCTGCCGTGCCGGGTGCCGAAGCGGCCCAGTTTCGACGGCGTGAACCTCGCGGAGCACGGCCTCGCCGTGTACGAGACGGCCCGGTGCGGCAACCTCGTGTTCGTCTGCCGCACGAAGGCGATCGAACTGGAGGCGTGGCTCGGAGATGCTTGGGGGACGATCGCCGCGATGACGGAAGCCTGCGGCGAGAAACTCGACACAAACCGCATCTGGATGCGGTGCAATTGGAAGATCGCCGTAGAGAACACGCTCGAGGCGTACCACGTCGGCCACGTCCACCCGGAGACGTTCCACCGACTCGGGGCGAACGGCGGCGAGTTCGCCTTCGCCGGCCCGCACTCGTCGTGGTCGACGCCCCTGTCTGCGAAGACGACGGCGTGGCTTGAATCGATGGAAGACGTGTTCGCCTCGCGGCCGTACAAACCGGCAGGCTACGTCCATCAACTGGTGTTCCCGCACTGCACGATCGCGAGCGCGGCCGGCATGAGCGTGTCGATCCAGTTCTTCTCGCCGGCAGGCGTCGGCGACACGGAGTTCACGTCGCTTGTCTACGCGACAAAGGTAGGCGACCTCTCGCCGGCACAGGCGGAACGCCGCGAGGTGTTCAACAAGTCTGTCGTGGACTTCAACCGGGCCGTGTTCGCCGAGGACGCCGCAGTTTGCGAGAGCGTCCACGCCGGAGCCTGCGACGCCGCCGGATCGGGCGTGGAAGCAATCCTGTCGGAGGACGAGGAGCGTGTCGGGCATCACATCAGCGCACTCCTGATGGCGTGCGACGGTCTCTCGTGAGGTGCAGCATGGACGAGAAGCAGTTGTCATCGGATGACCTCATCGAACGAGTCGCGTCCCGCGTGGACACGACGCCGCACGTCAAGCCGTGGTGGCAGCGGCTCACGCCAGAGCAGGCGGAGCAGGTTCTGCCGCTCCGCGATGCGTACTTTGCAGGCCGGTTCGGCAAGCGCGAGATCACGGCGTGCCGGGCGATCTCGGCGACGCTTGGCGAACTGGGCATCACAATCGGCCCGCAAGGAGTGAAGGCATGGCTCAGGAGGACTTGATCGCCAAGGTGGCGGCCAAACTGCCGCAGCCTGAACCCGCCCCCGACGCGGAGCAGGTCACGACCAAGCGCGAAGGCGACGTGCTCGAGGCCCGCAGTACGAGCCGCCGCATCAAGACTGTCGAAGACCTGCTCAGGCACATTGAGGCTGACTTGGAACGCTATGAGGTGGCGGCCTCTGAGGCCACCAAGTGGGAGTGCGCGTCAAGCGATGGAAAGGGCGGGACGACCGTCACGGAATTGCACCGCGTCTTCGTCCGGCTGAAGCCGAAGGCGGGGCCGACGACACGCGAGGTCGTGGAGGCGATGATCGCCGGGGCAGTCGGACTCAAGCAGCGGCCGGTGAGCCGCCACAAGAAGCAGAAGGGCGAGTTGTGGCAGGTCATCGTCGTGGCGGACGTCCATGTCGGCAAGTATGCGTGGAGCAAGACAACCGGCCACGGAGACTACGATCTCGACATCGCCGACCGCGTCATCCGGCAGACGTCGAACGAACTGATCGCCGTCGGCAACGAGTACAAGCCTGCTCGGCGGAGCATCTTCTACCTCGGCGACCTCTTTCACTACGACTCTCCGCACGGGACCACCACCAGCGGCACGCAGTTGGAACGCGACGGCCGGCTCCAGAAGATGATCGAGGTTGGCAGCGACGCGCTTCTTTCAATTGTCGAGCAGTCCGCCGCGACGACGCCGACCGACGTTCACGTCGTGAACGGGAACCACGACGAGACGCTCACTTGGGCCTTTCAGCGCATCCTGTTTGAGCGGTTCCGAAACGACCAGCGTGTCGCCGTGAGCATGAAGTTCACCGGCCGGCAGTACGTCACGCACGGGGCCAACCTGCTCGGCATCGCCCACGGCCACCGAGCGAAACGGAAGTTGCCGCAGATCATGGCGATTGAGGCTGCCGGCGACTGGGCGAGGTGCCCGTACCGCGAGTACCACACCGGCCACTACCACTCGCAAGCAGCCGAGTGGCAGCGGCCGATCGAGACGATTGAGTCGGTCATCGTCAGAACCGCTCCCAGCGTCGGGGCCACAGATGACTGGCACTCCGAGCACGGGTTCATAGGCGCCCGCCGAGCGATGGAGACGTTCCTCTACCGCCCAGAAGGCGGCTTGACGGCCATGCACGTCGCCGGGGTGAAGCCATGATAATCGGCCTCTGCGGGGCCGCGGGGTGCGGCAAAAACACGGTCGCTGAGATGCTGGCGGCGAGGCAGGGGGCCGGCATCTTCGGGTTCGCGGACCCCTTGTACGCTGCGATTTCAGCGATCACTGGGATGTCGATCGCGGAGTTGCAGGACCGGCGGCACAAGGAACGCGACCTGCCGTGGCTGCCGGCCAGCCCGCGGCGGCTCCTCCAGACCATCGGCACGGAGTGGGGGCGCGAGACGATCCACCCTGAAATCTGGGTGATGGCGACCATGAAGCGGATCGAAGACTCCGAGGCGCCGATCGCCGTGATCACAGACGTCCGATTCGACAACGAGGCCGAAGCGATCCACGCCCGCGGCGGGTACGTCTGGCGTGTCGTCCGGCCCGGTGCTGGATTGGCAGGGTCTGCCGGGTCGCACTCAAGCGAGCGTGGCATCGAGGCTCGCCTCGTGGACGACGAGGTGCTCAACGACGGGGATTTGTCGGTCCTCTCCGGCCGCGTGGATGCTGCGTGGTCAAGACTGCAAAACGATACAATGAAATAACGCCGCATTCTGCCTTTTTGCGGCGTCACGAGGC